ACTTGAACTACAACGTAATCAAGCACGGCGAAATCGTCGTGATGATATGCAAGCACCGGCAAGTCCTGCAGGGGCAGATGATAATATTGTTGCTAACTCTAATTAAAGATAAGGGAAAAGTTTATGTCAGATAAAGAAGATAGAGATTATGCTAAAAAAATTCTAAAAAAAGCAAAAAAAGGTTCTGATAAAGATTCTGCTAATGTTAAAGAAGCAAAAGGTATTCTAAGTGGGGTTGATGGTGAAGAGGCAAACTATAGACCAACTACAATAATGCCAAAGTTGCCAAAAGCCTCTAAAAAAGTAAAAAAGGCTGAAGGCGGAAAAGTATCTTCTTCGTCAAAATACAAATGCTCACACAATAGTTTATACTAATATAAAAGGATATTAAAATGGCAGACGTAGTACGTAAACGTAGAGGAAGTATGAGAGCCGTATTAGGTAAAACTAAAAACTACGGAACTCCTTCTGAAAAACGTGCAGTAGATAAAGGTTTAAAAAAAGCTGCTGCTGATGCAAGTAAAAAGGCTGCTGCCGCTGCAAAGAAAGTAGAAAGGACACGGGGATATTTAGAACAGTCAGAAAAGGCAAAGAAAGCTGCTAAATTAGCAGACGCTACTGCTAAAAATAAAAAGGCTGCTGCCGCTGCAAAGAACAGGGCTGTTAATGAAGTCAATAAACAACAAAAAATTGTAACTGATGCTACTAAAAAAGGGCAAGGTGTAACTACTGGTCAACGTATAAGAATGGCTACACCTATAGCTGTTACAGCCGCAAGGGCTGCTTCTAAAAGTAGCCCAGAAAAAGTAGCACCACGTCCTAAACCAAGACCTAATCGCTCTACAGTTGAAAGTGCCACTCCTCCCACGCCTCCAGCTCCTAAAGCTGCTTCAAAGGTAGCTAAAGATAAAGTAGAGACTATTGGAGAATATTTTTCAGACATGAAAGGTCGTAAAACTAAAGTTAAAACGCCCTTTGGTACGCTTGATGTTGATTCTTCTGATTCTGCTTATCCAGAACCTGATCAATATAAGGCTGGTGGTAAAGTAAGTATGGGTCGTGGTATGGGTAAAGCTCTTCGCGGTGGTGGAAAGGTAATGAGGTAACATTATGGGTCTTTTTGAAAAAGGAGCATTAGTAAGACATTTTGATCCTCTTAATTTAAGTGGAAAAGGAGAGGGCAAAAAAGGAGATATTAAGAATGCTCTAATGAGTTTTGATGTTTTTGATATTTTTGGTGATTTAAAAAACGCAGAAGCTGCCAAAAGATATAAACAAGATGTGGATAATTATAATGCAGAACAACAGGCTAAAAAGGCTTCTAATGTAAGAGTAGCTGAAGCATCTTCTGCAGGTAAAAAGTTAAAAAAGGGGGGTAAGGTTTCTAAGCCTCGCGGTTGTGGCGTTGCTCTTCGTGGTTATGGAAAGGCAATGAAATAATGAAATGTGATTGTAAAATTTGTCCTGCTCACGTAGTTATTCGTACTTTAAAATGTATTACTCTTCGATGCAATAAAGCAGTAAAGGCTCTTATAGGAAAATAATTGTGGCATTAAAGAAATAAAAGTTAAAGAACTATTGAGGTTACATTAATGGCTGTACGTAAAAAAACAGGCACTGGCATGAAGGGCATGAGCATCAAAAGTGGTGACAAACGTCCTACTAAATCTGGTGCAGGAATGACAAAAAAAGGAGTTGCTAAGTATCGTAGGAAAAATCCCGGCTCTAAACTTCAAACAGCAGTAACCGAAAAGAAACCTACAGGTAAAAGAGCAACAAGGCGTAAGTCGTATTGTGCTAGATCAGCAGGACAAATGAAAAAGTTTCCTAAAGCAGCTAAAAATCCTAATAGTCGTTTAAGGCAAGCACGTAAGCGGTGGAAATGCTAATGGCTATAGGACGTTCAAATATTAGTCAGCAAGTAATGAAACCACCCACTAAAAAAAAGAAGAAAAAGATAAAAAATAAAACTATGCTAACTTTTTCCGATACTAAATATCAAAAGAAAAAGGCTCGCCGTCCTTAAAGGAACATAAAATATGACTACATCGGGTACATATAATTTTAGCTTATCAATTGATGAAGTTATTCAAGAAGCAATAGAAATGATTGGTGGTGAGCAGACACTAGGTCATGAACCTAAGTCTGCTCGTCGTTCAATTAATCTACTACTTCAGGATTGGCAAAATAGAGGTATTCTTTTATGGACAACTAATACTACTACTGTATCCGTCTCTACTAGTGTTACAGCTTATGACTTAGCTGATAGTATTGTTGATGTATTAGAAGTTGTTCTTAATCGTGATGATACTGATCTTCAGCTAGAACGTATTACAATGGAAGAGTATCTTAAAATTCCTCGTAAGGGTCAAACAGGCCGTCCATCGCAATACGCTATTAGGCGTAATCGTGATAATCCTGTTATGTACGTATGGCCTATCCCAGAAAATACAACAGACCTTTTAAAAATTGAGCAAGTAAGGTATACTCAAGATGTGAATAAATCTGCCGTACAGACAGCAGATGTATCCCGTCGTTTTCTACCTTGCCTTACGGCAGGACTATCATATTTCATGTCTATGAAACGTCCCGGAGTTGAAGGAGGACGTATTCAGTTTCTTAAAACAGAATATGAAGAACGGCTATCAAGAGCAATGGATGAAGACAGAGAAAGAGCAAGTTTGCGTATCATACCTAATTTAAATAGAGTGTAGGAATAATGGCAAGTAACAGAAGAGCGTTAGCAATATGTGATACATGTGGTTTTAGATATCCACATCGTGTTATGAAATTAAATAGCTACGGTATGCTTATTTGCCCTACAGATTATGAAGGTGCTTTTGATTTAAAGAACCATCCACAAAACCGTGTACCTAATGTGAGAGACAATCCAGCAATTCGCAATCCACGACCAGAACTTAATAATGATCGAAATATTGCTTGGCAGAATGCTTCATCGCTTTGGGAAGACACAGACAGTTATTGGAACACAATATAATGGCATCACTTACTGGAACACAAATTGCTAATACTTATAAACAACTACTACAAGTTGGGACAGGTAATGTAGGACTAACTAGCTCTTTACAGACTGTACAAGATGGTGATGCAAATAATTCACCGCTACAACTAAGTAATAGTACAGTAAATATTAATGGTGTTTTTTTACTTAATGGGTCTGCCTTAACAGCTACTTTTAGTAAACTTACAGGCGGTACAGGTATTATTTTAACAGAAAATGGCACTTCTGTAAGTACTGTTGCTGTTAGTGGAACAATTACTTTAAATCCTAACCAATCTTTTGGTATTGTTTCAGCAACTAATATTGATACTGATGAACTTCTTATAGCAGGAGTTTCAGCAGCCAATGTAACTGAAGTTGCTGCAGTATCAGTACTGACAAAAACTAATCTTGATGCTATTACATCTATTAATGCAGTTATAGGAGATGGTACAGGTTTTGCCACAGACGCTGAACTAGCTGCTGTAAGTGCTACAATGGCAACTAGTATTAGTAATTCAAACACAAACATAGCTGCTGTATCAGTATTAACGTCAGTAAATTTAGCTGCTATTACTTCTATTAATAGTATTATAGGTGATGGCTCAGGTTTTGCTACAGACGCAGAACTAGCGGCAGTATCAGCAGCTTTAGCAACAAGCATTGGAACAGCTAATACCAGAATTACTTCTGTTAGTGACTATGCTGTAGCTCTTTCAGCTACAATGGCAACAAGTATTGCTACTAGACTTCCGTTAGCTGGTGGTACACTAACTGGTATAGTATCAGGAACAGATTTTTATGTAAGTGCTGTTGCTATAGGAGTTGATACTTTATTAGGTAAACAATTACACATTGGTACAGCAGCAGTTGCAGATATTGTTAGCTTAACTGATGGTGCTACTATTGCTGTAGACCTTAATACGGGGCAAAACTTTGCAGTACAATTAGGAGGAAATAGAGCACTTGGTAATCCTACTAATTGTGTACCGGGTCAAACAGGATCAGCTTTTATAATTCAAGATGGTACTGGAGGACGAACACTAAGTTATGGAGCTAATTGGAAATTTGCTGCAGGAACAGCACCTACTTTAAGTACTGCTGCTGCTGCAGTTGATAGATTGGATTATATAGTGTATACTTCTGCAGGTGTACATGCTATAGCAACCTTGGATGTAAAATAATAAAGTGGTATTTAATAATAATCTTTTAATGGGTGCAGCATCTGCTGGTGGTGGCTACGAGATCGACCAGTCTTGCAGGTTCAATGACAACGACTCGGCGTATACGACTCAGACGTTCGCGGGAGCGGGTACTGGCACCGGGAACACATGTACTTACTCGCTGTGGCTCAAGCGGGGAAATATCTCTTCGTCGCAGTATTTCTTTTCCGTTAGTGATGCTGACCCGTACTTTATAGGGTTCCAAGCGGATGACACCCTGCGATTCACGCGAGCGTCCGGGGGAAGCCCATCCATTACCACTACAGCAGTCTTTAGGGACTGCTCCGCATGGTATCATATTGTCCTTACGATTGACACATCACTGACCGCTGTGGATCGGTGGAAAATCTATGTAAACAACGTGCGGCAGACTGTGACCACAGGAGGAACACTTGCCGTTACACCCCTTGGGACCGCCGTTGCCCACTATATTGGACGCTACGTCACAGCGGCAAGTTACTTTGACGGCTACATGTCGGAGATCAACTTCGTAGATGGCACTGCACTAGACCCATCGTCCTTCGGCAAAACCAACGATGATGGCGTATGGGTTCCTATTGCCTACACCGGGGCATATGGGACTAACGGGTTCTACTTGGACTTCTCGAACAGCAGCGACTACGGCTCTGACCAGTCGGGTAATGGAAATGACTTTACCGACAGTGGACTAACCACCACAGACCAGATGCTGGATACGCCGACGGTGAACTACCCGACTTTGAATCCACTTGTTCCTACGTCAAACACGACCTACGCAAATGGAAACTTGCAGCAGGTGACATCAAGTGCGGTGGGTCGCACCTCGCGTGCTACAATCTCAATTCCTGAAGGAAAATGGGTTTACGAGTATACCTTAAATGTCACTAACGACAAAAATACAATTTGGGGTGTCTGCCGCGACGACACAACGCCGAACGAACTACCCGGAACCAGCGCGACAAGTTATGGCTTTTATCTTACTAATGGTAACAAGCGTAATAACACGGCTGGTGGCGGGTCTGCATACGGAACCTCAGTTACCTCTGCTGGCAAAACAGTTCAAATAGCTGTCCACCGCAACGGTACTTCGTTAAAAATCTGGGCAGGACACGATCAAAGTGGATCATTTGTTTGGCAAGCTAGTGGCGATCCGGCTGCTGGTACAAACGAAATGTACAACATTACTATTAGTACATCTGACGTGTGGTTTTTTGCTGGTGGAAACGATGGCAACTATGCACAGACGATTGGATCAGTAAATTTCGGTCAGACTGGGGGCTTTACTTATACGCCACCGACCGACTTCTTATCTCTCAACACAGCCAACCTCTCTGAACCGACTATTGCTGATCCTACTGCCCATTTCCAAACAGTCCTCGACACTGGTGCAAACATCAAGACGACGGCAGAGGCTTTGTACACCGACCAGCTTGAGTGGATTAAGGATCGTGACAACACTAACAATCACCAGCTAATCGACAGTGTGCGAGGAACCTCTGCGGTTCTACAGGCCAACCTCAGCGCAGCAGAAACCACTTATTCTGCGCCAAGCGGCAACAGCGTGGGCTGGGTATGGAAAGCCAACGGCACCGGCAGCAGCAACACTGACGGCAGCATCACCAGCACTGTCAGCGCGAATACGACGGCTGGGTTCAGTGTTCTTACCTTCACGGGTAACGGCACACAGGGAGCAACAGTGGGGCATGGACTGGGTGTAGCCCCCAAGTGGGTTATCGTAAAGGCTCGCACAACGGCGGGACTGGATTATGGATGGTGGATATATCACGCTGGTGTGGCTAGCGACGCTGAAGATTATCACCTACAATTTAGCACCGCCGCCGTGGTGGACGATCATAATACGTGGGACGACACCGCTCCAACGTCTGCTGTGTTCTCGATTGGCGGCTCGGGCGGTAGCGGGGCTGGAAACTTCAACATCACCGGCAACACCCTTGTTGCCTATTGCTTCGCAGAAGTAGAAGGCTTCAGCAGCTTCGGCAGCTACACCGGCAATGGCTCTGCCAATGGTCCGTTTATCTCCACAGGATTTAAGCCTGCTTATGTGCTGGTGAAGCGTACCGATGCCGTCAGCCAGTGGTCAATTTTTGATAACAAGCGCGAGGGCTACAATGTTGACAACGATGTCCTTGTTCCCAATGCGACGGCGGCAGAAACCACCACAGATTATCTCGATCTACTCTCGAACGGGTTCAAAGCTCGCACAACAGACGCAAATGTAAACGCATCAGGCGGCACATACGTATATATGGCCTTCGCCGAAAACCCATTTGGCGGTGCAAACACTGCGCCAGCAACAGCCCGATAAGGATATATAAAATGTGGAAGCATACACCAACTAATACAAACGTCCGCCCCGGAAAAGGCTGGACAGACGAGCAAGGAACTCAGCACCCCGGTAACTGGCACATCTGGAGTGTGCAAGAGAAGACTGATCATGGTCTGGTTGAGGTTGTACAGGAATCACCTCCCGACAGTAGGCTGTATTGGTGGTCGCAGAATGACGATGGCACAATAACGTCCACTGCTAAATCTATTGAAGATGTCAATGAAGTAGACGAGAACGGCGATCCCCTGCTTGATGACGACGGTGTTCAGATGGTTACTAAGGGAGTTAAGTCCAGCCTGATTGAGGAAGTGCGGTCACAGCAGGGTTCTCTGTTGTCTCAGACCGACTGGGCATTAGTGCGTTTTGTTGACACTACGGTAGCCGTACCAGTTAATATCCAGACATGGCGCAATGCAATCCGCGCCAAGGCAACTGAGATGGAAGCTGCCATCACTGCTGCTGCTGACACGGATGCAGTTGCAGCGTTGTTTGTTGTGTGGGATGGCGACGGAAATAAGACGGGTATTCTGTATGATTGGCCTAGTTTGGTAGAATAGTGTATTATTACTTATCAATAATAGTAATATCTTTGCTACCAACAGGCGCTCCTGTAATAGAGCAATCTATGACAGGACCATTTATTACTTTAGATAATTGTTTAGCATACGAAAAAAATATTAATATTATTATAACTAATTCACCACCTCCTGTAGAAATTTTATCATCAGAGTGTAGAAAAGAAGATAAGGGAAAGATAATTTAATGGCTAGTACATATACAGATAGACTGGGTTTAGAAAAACAAACTGATGGAGAAAATCCTAATAGTTGGGGAGCTATTTTAAATACTAATGTTATTGACCTTATAGACGATGCTATAGCTGGTTATGAAATTGTATCTGTAAGTAGCACAGGTATTACTCTTACAGATAACCAAGGTTCTACTGATCAGTCTCGTAATGCTGCTTTAGAATTTGCAGGTACTCTAACAGCTAATGTAACAATTACTGTTCCTGCTGAAGAAAAGACTTACTTTGTTAGAGAGAATACTACAGGATCATTTGCAGTACAGATGAAAACAGTAGGAGGAACTGCTTTAACTCTTTCACAGGGTGTAAATACTTTTGTAGCTTGTAATGGTACATCTATTTATAGAATAGATACTCCTACCTCAGTAGCTTCTTTCACAGCTAATACTCTTACAGCTACAAGTATTTCAACCTCAGTACTTTCTTCTTCCATTATTACTGTAAATACTTCAGCAACTTTTCAACAAGTATCTGTTGAGGGTGCCTTAACCGTTGTAGGTGCCACTGCTCTTAATAGCACTGTATCTCTAGGTGCAGCAGCTATTGGTATTCTTGTATCTTCAAATGCTACTGGTGATACTACACTTAATTTACAAAATGGTAACTTTTTTAAACTAACATTAACAGGAAATACAAGTGTTACTACACCAACTAATATTGCTCCCGGTCAGTCAGGTATTATTTATTTAATTCAAGACGGAACTGGTGGTAGATCAGTTAGTTTTTCAGATGTATGGAATTTTTCTTCAGGAGTAACTATTACCCCAACATCTGTATCAGGTAGTGTAGACCTTATTTCTTATTTTGTTCGTGGTGTTTCTGCCATTGATGTAGCTTCAGCTTTAGATTTTAAATAATGTCTTTAGTATCTTCACCATTCTTTATGAGTAATTCTCTTCTTCTTGTTGAATATCTAGTAATAGCAGGGGGTGCTGGCGGCGGCGGAGAAGTTGCTACAGGCGGAGCTGCTGGCGGCGGTGGAGGTGCAGGAGGCTATCTTACAGGCACCCTTGGCTCGCTGAAATCAATACCATTAACAGTTACAGTTGGTGCTGGTGGTGTCGGTGGTATTGCTAGAACATCAGCTGCGACAAACGGGTCGAATAGTGTCTACTCAAGCATAACCTCGCTTGGAGGCGGTGCTGGGGCTGGAGATTTTACTCCCGGTAGCGGCGGTAGTGGTGGTGCATTTTATTCAAGTCCCGCTGGTTCAGGTACAGCGGGTCAAGGTAACGATGGTGGCACTGGGGCGGGTAGTTATACTGGCGCTGGTGGTGGAGGCGGCGCTGGTGCCGTCGGTGGAAACGGCTCTGGTGGTACCACTTCAGGTGTCGGCGGTACTGGTGGTGCTGGTAGTGCTTCATCGATTACTGGCACGTCCGTAACACGAGGCGGTGGCGGTGGTGGTTCAGCAGGAGGAGGGGCAAATACAGCCGTATCTCAAGGCAGCGGAGGCGCTGGTGGTGGTGGCAACGCTGCACGGGGTACCACGGCTGGGGCTGGTACAGTTAACACTGGCGGCGGCGGCGGCGGAGCATCTTCAACGTCCGGTGCTAATGGCATAGGAGGTGCTGGTGGTTCTGGTCTCGTCGTACTAAAAGTCGTTGACGCATATAGTGGTACTTTTAGTGGCGGGCTGACTGTTTCTGGTGGGACTTCAGTAGGTGGTTATCGTATTTATGTAGTCACAGCCGGTACTGGCACAGTGACATGGAGCTAAGACATGCCATATTACACTTTTCTTGATGAAAAAGACACACCTAAAAATATGTATCAAGCTATAACAACATATGGTGTTCATCCTATTGCTACTTGGAAAACATTCTAATGGCTAACTCTAGTTCACGTTTATCTAAACTTAACTTTAAACCCGGTTTTCACCGTGAGTCTACTCAGTACTCAGAGGAAGGTAAGTGGTATGATGGTGACCGAGTTCGTTTCAGAGAAGGAAAACCAGAGAATTTAAGAGGATATCAAAAGCATTTTTCTACACCTCTTATAGGTACTTCAAGAGATTTAATTTCTTGGATTTCAAATGACACACAAAAGTATCTTGCTACAGGTACAGAGCAACGTCTTTATATTCTTTATAATAGTATTAATTATGATGTAACACCA